CAGCTATAAATATCCAAAAGTTCCAAGAAATGTTTATAGAAGACATCAACATTGTCGTTGTACTGTTGACTATGACCCAAAAAGCGGAAAAGTTAAAGACATTTGGAGCAAAATTTGGAGAAAAACTGATGAAAGTGATAAGATAGAAGCAAGAAAAGATATCAATGGGAAATCTCAAATGAGCGAAGTGAGAAAACTTGCGCTTCAAGAAGGAATTTCCTCAAACCCTATCAAAAAAAGTCGTAAAAAACTAACAGAGAAGCAAATCATTGATGCTGTTGGTGGTGGAGATAGAACCAAAGGATCATGTTCATCAGCTGCATTTGCTTACATAGGTAATAAAGGTGGTTATACCGTTTTAGATTTTCGAGGAGGGGAAAGCTGTGACTTTTTCTCTAGAAACAGTAGAATCCAAATGATAGGAAACCTTCCTGGTGTCAAAATGCATGTTGTTAAAAATACAAATGACTTTACTGCTGTCAGAGAATTGTTAGAAAAGGTAGAATCTGGGAACGAATATTATTTAGCGGCAGGGAGACATGCGGCTATCATAAGAAAAAATGAAGGCCGTTTTGAATATTTGGAATTACAATCCAGAATATCAAACGGGTTTAAACCATTAGATAATATTGTTTTGAAAGAAAGATTCAAGTGTAAAAAAATACATAGTACAAGACATGGTAAGTATGAAGTGGATAGTTGTATTATCGATTCGGATTCATTGAAAGATAATCCTGAGTTCCATAATATATTGAGTTTCATTAACACAGCCGGTTCTAAACAAATGAAAGGAATTGAAGGGCATGAAAGATGATCATGAAGAAATAAACTGGTCTGAATATTGCTATAAAGAAAATCATGATGACAAAATTTGGTGGGTTGATACGTCATGGTTTGCTAGAGGGTTGATGTTATTTACGTTTGATAAGGAAAAGTTCTATAACCTTTTCGAAGATTACCCTCAAAACATGACCTCAGAAGAGGTTGAAATCTTCGATAAAGAAAATCCATTTTGGGCTGAATTCTTTTCAGACCGAAAATAAGAATACTGAAGCATTCGAAAGGGTGCTTTTATTGTGGTTTTAATTAGGAGGTGATCTGATATCTCCCAGCGATAGGGTTATCATGCGATTACGATTGAAAGGTTATAGTATGGCTAGGAAGAAACTTGGCAATCAGAATCCTACTCAATCGGTGATTTTAAAATACGTCAAGAAAAATTCATTAGCAAATGAAGCGATTGATCTTTACGAAAAAACTGGTCTTTCTTGCTATTCTTGGCAAAAAAACCTTCTACTACCTATGATGGCTGTTGATAAAAATGGCTTATGGGTGCATCAGAAATTTGGATACTCTATTCCTCGACGAAACGGGAAGTCAGAGCTTCTTTACATTTTGGAGATTTGGGGGTTGCATAAAGGACTAAACATCCTTCACACAGCTCATCGTATTTCCACTTCCCATGCCTCATTTGAAAAGGTTAAACGTTACCTGGAGAAAATGGGATATGTGGATGGTGAAGATTTCAACTCTATCCGTGCCAAAGGACAGGAACGGATTGAATTGTATAAAACTGGTGGTGTGGTCCAATTCCGTACCAGGACATCAAATGGGGGTCTTGGTGAAGGATTCGATATGCTGATCATTGATGAGGCACAGGAATATACAACAGAGCAGGAATCTGCTTTGAAATATACTGTAACCGATAGTGCCAATCCAATGACTATCATGTGTGGGACTCCTCCTACCCCAGTTTCCAGTGGTACAGTCTTTACTAAGTATCGAGAAACGTGCTTATTCGGTAAAGGGAAATACTCTGGTTGGGCTGAATGGTCTGTGTCTGAAGAAAAAGAGATTGACGATGTGGATGCCTGGTATCATTCAAATCCTTCAATGGGTTATCACTTGAATGAACGAAAAGTAGAAGCTGAGCTAGGTGAAGATAAACTAGATCATAATGTTCAACGTCTAGGTTTCTGGCCTACTTACAATCAGAAGTCTGCTATATCTGAAACAGAATGGAACGAATTAAAAGTATCTGATATTCCTGATCTTGTCGGACAATTATTTGTTGGGATTAAGTATGGACAAGATGGTACAAACGTTGCAATGAGCGTTGCAGTGCGGACGAAAGATGGACGTTTTTTTGTCGAAGTTATAGATTGTCAATCAGTGCGCAATGGGAATGACTGGCTAGTGGCTTTTCTGCGTAGTGCAGATGTGGCGCAAATCGTTATTGACGGTGCAAGTGGTCAAAAGATTCTAGATGAAGAATTGAAGGACTACAAAATTAAGAATGTTATCTTACCAACCGTTAAAGAGATCATAGTGGCAAATGCTCTTTGGGAGCAAGGTATTTATCAAAAAAATATCTGCCATGCTGGACAACCATCTCTATCAAAAGTGGCTACTAACTGCGATAAGCGCAATATTGGTTCAAATGGTGGTTTTGGTTATCGCTCTCATTTTGACGATATGGATATTTCTTTGATGGACAGCGCTTTGCTTGCGCATTGGGCTTGTGTAACCACTAAACCTAAGAAAAAGCAAAAAATCAGTTATTAAAAAGTAGCAGTCTAAGAACTGCTTTTTTTGATGATAAAATTACCGAACTGCCGGGAAAGCAGGAGAAAGGAGACATGAGAATGTCAGAATTTAAACCAATTACTACACAAGAAGAATTTGATGTTGCTATTAAGGCCCGCTTATCTCGTGAGAAAGAGAAATACGGAGACTATGACCAGCTCAAATCTCGTGTTACCGAATTGGAAGAAGAAAATATTAGCTTGAAGTCAACTATTGAAGCTAATAAGCAAAGTAAGGATGATTCAGACAAGCAGCTTGAAGAAATGCAGAAGCAAATTGCTGGTTATGAGACAGCTAATCTGCGAACTCGGATTGCTTTGCAAAATGGATTACCTTATGACTTGGCTGATCGCTTGCAAGGTGCCGATGAAGAAAGTTTAACAGCAGATGCGGAGCGTTTGGCATCATTCATTAAACCCATTGGACATGTCGCACCAATGCGGAACCTAGAGCCTGCTCTAGAAAAAAATGAAGACACATCTTATAAAAACCTAGTACAAGGTTTAGTTTTTGAAGAATAAAGGAGTAATATTATATGACAGATCAACTATCAAAAGGTACATTATTTGACCCAATGCTTGTGACAGACCTCATCAACAAAGTTAAAGGTCACAGTTCATTGGCTAAATTGTCTAATCAGCAAGCTATTCCGTTTAATGGATTAAAGGAATTTACATTCTCATTAGATTCTGATGTAGATATCGTTGCAGAAAACGGGAAGAAAACGCATGGTGGTGCAAGTCTAGAACCTGTAACTATTGTGCCTATTAAAATTGAGTATGGAGCTCGTGTATCTGATGAGTTCATTTTTGCATCAGAAGAAGCTAAAATTGACATTTTGAAATCATTTAACGAAGGATTCGCTAATAAAGTAGCTCGTGGTATTGATATCATGGCTTTTCATGGTGTTAATCCACGTACTAAACAGGAATCAACTGTTATTGGTAACAACTGTTTTGACAAGGCGGTCACTCAGACAGTTAACTTTACAACAAGCGATCCAGATACTAATGTCGAAGATGCAGTTAAAATGATTCAAGGAGCTGACAATATCGTTAGCGGTATGGCTATTGACACTACATTTGCAAGTGCACTTGCGAGCATGAAGAACGCAGCTAATGAGCGCCTTTATCCAGAATTGGCATGGGGAGCAAATCCAGGTGCTATTAATGGTCTACCTCTAGATGTAAATACAACGGTTGGTCTTAATGTTGGAACCAACAAGGATGTTGCTATTGTTGGCGATTTCGCCAATATGGTGAAATGGGGATATGCTAAGCAAATTCCACTAGAAGTCATTCAATATGGTGATCCAGATAATTCTGGAAAAGACTTGAAATGATATAACCAAGTTTATCTTCGTGCTGAAATTTATCTTGGATGGGGTATCTTAGACGCTTCTAGCTTTGCTCGTATCGTTAAAACAGGAGGCTAATCATGGCTGAGTATGTAAATAAAAAAACCGGTGTGACAATCAAAACTAGCACCGAAATTTCTGGAGGGGATTGGGTTCCAGTTGAAGAATACAAGTCTTTGGATTCATTGACTAACGCAGCGTTAAAAGAAATTCTTGATGAAAAAGAAATTGCTTATGATAGCCGTGCAACAAAAACAGAATTGATCTCACTTATTGAACAAGCTAATACTGAAGCCCAGTAGTTTAAAGACTGGAGGTAGAAATGGCAAACTTTGCAACAGTAGACGATCTTAAAAAATTGTGGCGAACGTTAAAATTCGATGAGGAAAAACGAGCTGAAGCACTGTTGGAAGTTGTTTCTCATTCTCTTAGAGTTGAAGCTAAAAAAGTTGGCAAAGATTTAGATGGATTGGTTGCTACTGATCCATCTTTTGCTATGGTGGTTAAATCCGTAACAGTGGATGTAGTTGCTCGTACCTTGATGACCTCAACCGAGCAGGAGCCGATGACTCAATTTGCTGAAAGTGCCTTGGGTTATTCAGTGAGTGGTTCTTATCTAGTACCTGGTGGTGGTCTCTTCATCAAGGACTCTGAATTGAAACGTCTGGGTCTCAAAAAACAAAGATATGGGGTGATTGATATCTATGGGACGGATTAAAGGAATTACTGTAATTTTGATTGGGAAAACCAATAATGGTAGGGATGACTTTGGGCATCCAATCTATGAGAATACTGAAATTCAAGTAGATAATGTCCTGGTTGTTCCAGCTTCAACTGAAGATATCACAAATCAGCTTAATTTGACAGGGAAGAAAGCTACTTATACGCTAGGTATCCCAAAAGGTGATCAGAACGAATGGGAAGACCGTGAAGTTCGTTTCTTTGGACGTAAGTGGCGCACGATTGGCATTCCTTTAGAAGGTATTGAAGAAATGATGCCTTTGGCCTGGAATAAGAAAGTGATGGTTGAAGCATATGAGTAATTTCAAAGTCAAGCTTATCGGTGCGGGTGTAGGAGCTCTTTTGAAATCAAAAGAGATTCAGGACATTCTGAACAAAGAAGCAACAGTCATTAAAAAAAGATGTGGTCCTGGCTATGAACAAGATAGCCACGTTGGTAAGACAAGAGCCAATGCTATGATTTATCCAGCTACGCGAAAAGCGAAGAGGGATAATTTAAAAAATAACACTTTGTTGAAGGCGGTGCATTAGATGATTGAAATTATTATCAAGAAATATCTTGACGGTCATTTAGATGTACCGTCATTTTTTGAGCATGAAGCTGAAGCTCCCGATAGCTTTGTCATTATTCAAAAGACAGGTGGGAAGGAGCGAAATCATTCTGGTAGTGCGACCTTTGCTTTTCAAAGTTATGGCCCAACTATGCAGAAG